ATAAGGATGTGTCTGTTTCGGTTGGATTTATGTTCGGACTGCTTCAGTTAAAGAAAGTATTACCACGCCCCGATGAAAAGGCGTTGGAAAAGGCAAAGAAAGCAACTTTCGAGTTACTCACCTCACATCATCCACCAGATATTTGTAAGATAATCAATCCACATTCACAACTTACTGATCCTTGGGATCAGGCGGCACCATTTAATATACAAGATATGGCAGCTGAGGTTCGTAGAACCGTTCGAGAAATATATCAAGGCTATGGTTTATCGGAGAGTGATCTCCATAAACCATATGTTCCTTCTATACGTGCCAATTACACGGCATCTCGGAGTAAGTTGGGTACCTTTGGTGACCTCTATGAAGAGGGAATTATAACGGATGTATTTCCGTCACCAGAAGTGTACGCCGGAATTTGGACAGACATGGATCGAAATGAATCCAAGTTTGATAAAGTAGAAAGAATTGATAGGGAAGGATGGAATACTCATAAAGTATCTGATAGGTTCCAAGAACATTTTTCAGATTATTATTGGGAACTTTATGAGAAGGTAAGAGCAAAAGCTAGAGAGGAAACCGCCAATGTTGAATTGGTGGCCTTAGCTGAAGCCTTGAAAGTACGTATTATTTCGAAAGGACCACCTAAAACATATTTTGCTTTAAGGCCTGTTCAGAAATTTTGCCATAAAATCCTAAGAGAACATCCAACTTTCCGCCTTATCGGTGGATTGAAGGGATACTCACCTGGAGGACATGGTATGTCTGAATATCTTAACGAAATGTTAGGTGGTCGCTCTGGAAAATTAATCTCTATTGATTACCAGAGTGCCACGGATCTCATGAATCCTCTGTTATCAGAGGCATGTGTAGACGAAATTTCTTCTATTATTGGTTTAACTGATGATATGAGACGTCTATTCTTGAAATCCTTAACAGGTCACGTAATAAATCACGACGAACTTGGCACAAAGCCCCAGGTCTGGGGTCAGCTAATGGGCTCAGTAATGAGCTTCATAGTTCTTTGTCTTGTGAACGCTGCAATAGTAAGACGGAGTTATGAAATTGGTGAGGGAAAAGAATGGGTCAATCTTGAAGATTGTCCACTCATGGTGAATGGTGACGATGCCGCTCTTAGAGCGTCCGTTGCCTCTTACGAAGCTTGGTCGGAACTATCTAAGCTTTGTGGGATGGCACCATCAGTCGGTAAGGTATACGTACATGATAATTATATCAATATTAATAGTACGTCCTTCTGGCTAAAAAATGATTCTTTTCTATATACTCCATATGTTAATATGGGGTTAGCCAACTTGATGACAAGGTCTGAAGGTAAAGCAGGTCTCAAGACAGTAGTGGGTTCAGATGATAATGGGTTTGGAACTTTAGGTTCCAGGCACCGAGACTTAATGAAATTAAGTCCGGCCTTTCTTCAACGGAAAGTCCATCGTTATTTCCTCCATAAGAACTGGAAAATCCTTAATAGTGTTCATGTACCTTGGTACGTCCCCGAGACATTGGGCGGGGTAGGATTAGCTCCATTAACAGAGTTAATAGGTGATGATTTAGATGATAGTATTTTACAATATGTCGAAGAAGGCGGGACCCGTTATGGGCCCTCGGATCTCGATCTTAAATGTATTCGGATTTTTTTGAATAAATTTGATCGGTCCCTTCCTAAATTTCAGCACTTTTCCTCTTCGCAGCCTGTCAAGGCTCGAGACGTATGGTATAAGGAAAAGGGGTTTCAAACTCCAACTCTCACCATCCTGGGTAACCAACGGTTACCTTGCACAAATAATAATGACCAGGTCTTTGCTTATTTAGATATGACCACTTTTTATTTGTGCCCCTCTTCTGTCGTTGAAAGTTACCAAGCGCCTACATTAAAGGCACTTCGACAGAATGAACGTGCATGGAATCGCTTATCTCAGATGGGCCTATCGAGTTACTCCGGGTTATCCGGTTTCAAACTTCTTCAGGCGTCTAAGACTTGCGTTGCCGCTGATTTTCTATTGTAGTCCCTTTTGGCTCGCTACTTTAGATTAAATCAACCTCAC